GTCCAGGCTGCGCCGCGCGTCACCCACCACGGCCACGAACGCCGACTGCGGGCTCAACCCCGCGATGTCCTCGGCCAGGTCCTGATGCCCCAGCCGGCCAATCTGCTCACGGGTGTACCCGTACTCACGGCGCAGATCCCCGACCACCTGCAACCAGTGGGCTCTTACCTGCGTCCACCCGTCCGGCGCGTCCTCGTCGCCGGCTTCGACCCAGCCGCCGTCCGCGAGCCGGCGCGTCGGGCGGCTCGGTTGGCCGGCTCCGGGGCTTTTCCCGGCTGTGTCTCCTCCACCATCGCGGCGATGCGGGCGAAACTCACCGCCGGTTTACCCGGCGGACGCATCCCATTGATCAGCGCCCACGTGAAGATGACCAGCAGTTGTTCGGAGCCGAGCCCGTCTGCCAGCCACCGCTGCAACGTGTCGTGCCCGTCCACGCCGGCCAGGTCCAACATCAGCACCAGCAGCCGCTGAATCTCATCGGCGTCATCGGCGCCCAGATCCAACGCCTTACCGGGGCGCAGCATGATCTCCGCCGGCACCTGGTGGGGGATCGGCACCGCCACGCCCAGGATCGGCGTGGTAGGCCGGCTGGCCACCCGCCGCGACCACCACGCGTCGAAATCGTGGTCGGTCGGGCTTTCTCCGGCCGGCACGTTGTCGTAGAAGGACGCGTCCAACTCCGGAACGCTGTCCGTGTGCGGATGAGCTGCCATGGTCACACCACCGCCGTCGTGGTCGGCGCCCCGCAGCGCACAAACTCCGCGGCCCACGACACCTTCTCGTTATTCCCGCCGCCCTGCTCACCCACACTGATGGTGGCCGTCCACGCCTTCCACGTCGTGGACCCCGGGTACCGGAACCGCACGTCCACCTGACTGTCATAGCCCAGCAGCGTCGCGTGGGCCTCCACCAACTCCTGCCCCGGATCGCGCACCCCCGTGGCCGGATCTTGCAGGAACCGTCCCTCCAGGCTCAGCGACGACCCGAGCTGCATCTTTTCCTGGCTGTAGTAGCCCAAGGAGTCCCACACGGTGGTGTCAGCGAACTCCTCGTTCTCGTTGTAGCTGACGGTGCCGGTGAGCAGCCCCCCGATACCGGTCCACGTCGGCACCTGCTGCATGTCGGACACCTCAAAAATCAGATCTCTGGCGTTGATCTGGCGCGTGGCCATACAAGCCCCCCAATCTCAATCCGGATACTCGATGGATGCCCGGAACGCGGCCGTGTGCTCGTGCGCGCCGTTGGCGTCCGGCCCCACATGCACCGGCTCGGACTGCTGGCACTGGCAGTCCACGACGTAGATCCCGTCGGCCAACTCGGTGTAGGTCAGGCCGTGCAACACGTCGATCACCTCACGGCACTTCGACCTCGACAGCCGCGAGTCCTCGCTACCGCGCACCCGCACCGTGACGTGGGGCTCTGACCAGTGCGGCTGATTCCCCGGCGAGGCGGCGCCGCCCGTGCCGTAGACGGTGAGGCACTGCCCCGGCTGCGGCGGCTGATGCTCCAGGTAAATGGGCCACTGCCCGGTGGGCACCCCGACCGGGGTGTACTGGCCCACCCCGGCCGCGTCCAAAAGCCGGGCCAACCCGTCGAACAGGCCGGCCATCAGCGCAGCTCCCGCCGCACCGCCGCGGCGATGATGTCCCGCACCGTGGTCCGCGACTGCTGGTGTGGCTGCTCCAGGTACTTGGCCTGCCGGCCAGGGTCATGCCGCCACGTGACCTCCTGGTGCTGACGCGCCGCATACACCGTGTCGAAGCTGACCGACCCCTCCAGCGCGGAAGGGTCCACGTCCGTGGCTGCGCTGGCGACCAGCACCCCCTCCTGCAACGGCGTGACCGGCTGCGCCTGACCCAGCACATACTCCGTGGCCGCGTGCAGGCCCCTCACCGCCCCGGAGCGCTCCCGCCGCCGCGCCAGCGTCGCGCCTGCCGTAGACACGGTCGTGGTGACCCGCACGCGCCCCACGGCTACTCACTCGGGTCCGCGTCCAGCGCGGCCACCATCACCCCGGCCGCGCCGCCGGCGTAGTCCACATGCACCGACCGGTCCGGCTGGCGGAACTCCAACCCGAACGGCCCGCACTGCCGGCGCTCACCGGCGGCCACCACGGCGGTAGCGTCCGCCACGGCCAGCCCACCCCGACCAACAGTGCCCGGAGTAACAAACGTCAACGTCACCGTCGTGCCGCCCCCGTTGTGGACGTACAAGATCCGGTGCTCGGCCCACGCGAACGAGTTACCGTCGGTCTGCTCGGCCGCCGTCGCAGCGGCATCCAGGTCCACACCCGCGGCGGTCAACCGGGTCGCGGTCAACGCGGTCCGTGCCATAACGATGATCCCCTCTCACTGTCGACTGGTCCGGCGCGGCGCGGCAGCAGACGACTGCTCCGCGACCGGAGCGTCCTGCCCGGCCGCCGGCACGAGCGTCCACTCCCCGGCGGCAGCCAACCGCCGATCCTCATAACTGCCCGGCACGGTGCGCTTACGCTCCCCGTGCTTCTCGTTCACCCAGAGCGGCACAACCCCTCCTTCTCGATGGCAAAGACGCGGGTACGCACTCGGCTACCCTGATCACCGCAGCTCCACCGGCCCAGCGCGAGCCGGCCCGAGGACCACGGATGGAGAAGAACCTGTGAGGACGGGCGACGAGCAGCCCTATCGGCTGGTCACCCAAGACGGCGATTCGTGGATGCGCATGACCGACGGGTACACCGACCGGACCCAACAACTGACCCGCTCACTGGAGCAGCTACGCGCCGAGTACACCCTGCGTCCCGTGCTGCCGGTGACCGAGCAGGACGTGCAGACACTACGAGACGCGTTCACCCACGCCGGCCGTAAGACCGTCACTTCACTGGCCGCCGCCCTTGAGCTGGTGTTCCACGACCTGCGGGAGTCCCGGGGCGGCCTGCACGCGCCTGACTCCTACCGCTACGCGGACCAGACGATGATCGCGGGACGGCCCGGAAGCTGGGAATCAGCCGTACTCAAAAAGGTCATGCTGTTCGGCAACGGCCTCAACCTGGTACGCCTCAAGGGCAACCCCACGGTAGAGCAGATGCGCGCCGCCGGCCCCCACACGCGCGTGGACCGGCAAACGCGACAGACCCTGGCTGAGGTCATCCACCGGTGGGTAACCGACCCGCGCCGCTACACCGAGGTAGCCGAAACACTGGCCGCTGTCGTGTCCCACTACGCCGACGAGCACTACGGCGCGGACGGCTGGGCCAAAATCGCTGACCAGTGGCTACAACCGGGCTCACTGGCCACACACGACTTCCTCGCCTGCTACCAACTCCTGTACGACCGGTCCGAACACCTCAACACCCAGCTCCTAGCAACGCCCGCATGACTGCCCCAGAGGACAGGTAGCAGGGCTCGGCAGCCACACGTCAGTTCCCGGCGATCTCCACATGCTCGGGAACGTCGAGCCCGCCCCCGTCGCGGCGGGCGATGTGCAGCGCGATGATCTGCCGGCCTGAGGGCAGCGTTACCCGTGAGTTGGTGGGGCAGTCGGTGGCCAGCGCGGCGTACACGGTCGCGGTGACCGTCAAGGTTTCACCCTTCGCGGCCCGCACGATCCGGCGCCGCTCATCCACCCACACCGGCGCTACCTCCACCGGTGCCCCGTAGGCGGCGGCGCCGCCGGCGTCTTTGCCCTGGTACGGCTCGATGACCACCCCGAATCCGGCGCCGTGCATGTCCAGCAGATCGGTGAGATCCACGGTCACCACCCCTGCCACGGGGCCGTAGTCAGCAGCCCGGCTCGCTTCAAGCGGCGCGCGGCCGATTCGGCATAGCGGGGCGGGGCGGCGCTGCCTGAGGCGGTTTTGCCCCTGGCAACTGTCACCGACCCGATCGACATCGACGTGAGCGTGCCCAAGGCGCCGCGCCCGTACGGGTCGCCGATAGCGCGTTGGTAGTCGGCCTGCTCGCAGGTTGCCCACCGCACGGTGTCACGTACCTCGGCGTCACTGGGGTAGCCCTGGGAGTCCGTTTCGTACAGGGCACCACGCAGCAGCTCGTCCACCCGTTCTGATGCCACCCGCAGTGACCGGGCCGCCCCCACCGGTGGGGCCGCGTCCAGCCACCAGGCGTAGTCGGCGGTGGTGGCATACACCAGCACCCCGGCTGGGGTGTCAGCCGTAGGGGCCGGGGCTACCTGCACCTGCTCGAACCTGGGGCCTGCCCCGGTGCCGGTGACGGTCCACGCGTACAGCCAGATACCAGGCATGGTCAGCTGCACTGGCGTATCAGCGGTGTGCGTCTGGCCCCCATCGCTGGCGGTGGCCGTGACAGAGGTGGTGCCGCCCAGCGGGTCATGAACCGTCACCGTGGCCGCAGTGGTCCCGTCAAAGGTCCCATCCGGCAGGGTCAGCACTGGCAGCACGTACTCGCCGTCATACGGCGTCATGGTGGCCTCCAGCGGGTATGGGAGGGGCCGGGGTGCTCACCTCACCCCGGCCCCTGCTCGTGCCGCGGCCCCGTGTTGTGGGGCGCGGGGTTCGTTATGCCTTGGGCTTCCTGGCCGCTGCCCTGCCGGCCTTCGTACCGGCAGTCGTGCCCGGCTTCTCCTCGAGGGCGCCCGCTGCGGCGGTGGGTGATGTCTCCTCGTCCTCGTCCGGCTCGGCTGACGTACCGTCCTGGATGGGGGCCTGCCCCATCCCGGCCTGCCGGGTGATGGTGGCCTTGGACGCGGTAGGGGGCCGGTTGCGAGACAGCACTCCCGTAGCGGCGATCTGCTGGCTTTCCCTACGGGCACGCGCTTCCAGCTCCTGCTGGTCAGGGCCAGGGATGCGGTTGCGTTCCAGCACCCCCTGGTGCGGGTTGGTCACCTCCGGGGCCAGATGCGCCGCCGTCATCGCCGGGGTCTCCTGGCCCACCGCCGTGGCCACCAGCGCCGCCGCGGCGATGTCCTCCTGGGCGGCCAGTTCGACGCGCTGGGCGCGGGTGAGCGCGGCCCGTTCGATGGCGGCCCGTTCGGCGCGTGCCCGGATCAGTGCGTCCTGGGCTGCCTGGGGCACGTCACCTACCGGTACGCGCTCGAAGTTGTCCAGGGCGTCCAGGTCCGGGCGCGGCTGGTCAAGCAGGTACACGTTGCCGTCGTTGCGGTTGCGGTATGCCACCTCAGTCGTGTCCTGCGTTGGTTCAGTCGTGTCCTGCGTTGGTTCAGTC